TGGATGCTTTTCTTCCCATAGTTTAATGCTCCTTTTGATTTGATGAGAACAGTATACTACAGAAAAGAAATATAGTCCATTTATTTAAAAACTTTTGTACTAGCTTATGCATTTTATTTTCCTCCAATCTTTTAATTGCAGGAAATCCCTATCTGTGATAGTATTATTTCATAGAGGGATTTCCTCTGTGTATAAGAGCGTTTACAACTTTCTCAGGGTGGTAACGCTCTTATTTCTTTGTAAGCCTATCGTACAAATTATTTACCATTTCTTCAAGCAAATCTGTTTTCGTTTTTCCTGTTATATTTGCACATTCTTGAAACTTATTTACAGTCGTTTCCGTTGCTCTCAATGCAATTTGCTTATTTTTAGGTTCCTTTCCTACTATAGGCCTTCCAGTTCTAGGCGACATAATATCTCACCTCCATTTTTGCCTAGGCATAATATAATATATGTCTAGGCAAAAGTCAAGAGGTTTTTTCTTTCCAGAATAAATAACCATAAAAATACCACCTGCCATTTCTGACTGGTGGAAATTAATGAAACTTAGCTTGCATTTTCACGCATATTATCGTAATATATGTATAAGATATCTTATAGGAGTTGTTTTGTTCCCCCATTTGCCCTTGATGCTTCAAGGTTGCCGGGAGCGAAAACAACTCCTATTTATTTCTTTTATAAATATTAACGATTTTATTGTTTTTTATTAAAACAATTGTATTAACAAAAGCAGTATTTCTGGATCGGAAAATATCTTCTATCTGCCGTCTTAGTTCCTCAACAGTCAATTCTGTCTTATCAGCACATATAACAAAATTATTCGCCTGTTTCTTTTTAGATTTCACCATCCCATATAATGTATTTTTTCCATTACCTAATGGAGTTTTTAAGTCATAACCACTGCCATTAATCAAGTAATCTGGAGTCTGTATTCCTTGTGGAAATGTAACTCTTGGAACCATTTCTACCCTTCTTCCAGTTTCATTTGCTATCAATTCCGCAATTTTCTTCTCATGCATAGAATAATCCAGCAAAACTCTTTTTCCATCAACTTTATACGTTTCACCGTTTACGTTATATTCAAATAATTCCTTTACATTGCTGGGACTTTTCTTCTCCGCTTTCCACTCTTCTGTTACATCTAATGGTTTTCCAAAGAAAGCTTTTGCCTTCTGATCTTCTGCATATTCCTGACTGCTCATATCTCCAGTACGCATCCGAACATGCTTCCACTCTTTTCGCTTCTGCTCATATCTCTGCTGATTCTCCGGATCCAGTGAAAAATCTGCCAGCCTGCCGAATTTCTTTTCCTGACGTTCAGCATATTGCTGTTTAGCTTCCTGTTTCGCTGTATCTTCAATATCAGCAATCTCTTGCTTGTTATATTTCGGATCTACTTTCGTGATGCCCGGAAAATATGTAGTATGAGAATCTTTGCATCGGGGATGATAAAGCCCAGCTGCCACAGCTGAGGACATCAATGGATATTTACCATCTTTACTGCTGCCACCACTCCACACATCGTCAATCAGAATTTTTCCCACAAACGGAAGACACTTCGGGCACGGGGATCCTCGTTTGTTCATAATTACAAGATGTAACCCCCACTGTTGCCGCATTTCGCCTTCTCCTTGCAGGTAAGCTCTTTTACTTGCGGTCCGAATTGCCATGTCTGCATAATCAGAAAGCGTGTGTCGCGCTCCGTTAGCGTATTCAACACAATTCAGTCCCGCTGAAAGAAAATCCTTTGTTGCCATGTCCACGGCTTTCTCATACGTTCCTGCGCCGGTATTCGCATATACCTGAGCATTGTATATGATCTTACGGTACTGGTCATTTGCCATACGCAGAACTGCCGCTTCTGCTTTCTGCATATCTGCTGTGGTTGCCTGGATTAATGCGTCCAGCTTACGATCATTGACTTTGAAGAATTCAGCAGTACCGCCTTTAGTTATCTTCTTGGCAGGAAATCCATTCTTGATCTCCTCCAGGATCCTTTTCTCCTGGTTCATACCACCTTCAGATCTTGCAAGGCTGATCAGCGCTTCAATCTTTTTGTTGATGTCTTTAAACTGTTTGCCATATTTCTTCTGGTTGTCATGCTTGTACTTTTCCAGAGATTTCAGCATTTCTGCCTGCCACATGGACCAGTGTTTCTTTTCATCCGCCTCTTCCTGCTTGTGATTCTCGAAGTTCCTGATCATAGACGCGATTAGTTCATTTTCAATCGCTTCAAAAGCAGTACCGATGTCATATTGATCATTTATCTTTGCCATTTGACCATACCTTGAATCCCTGTGACTTAAACTGTCTCGTCAGTTCCTTCAGTTTTGTGATACTTTCACATTTGTCCCTCCGGAACTCTGCGTAATCAGCTTTCTCTACCGCGTAAATACCCATCGGCACCTGCTCCTTTGCTATTTGAAGCATTCCCTGGTATTCCTTTCGGCTCATTCGGTACATTCTTGGTCCTACCTTTACCCGCATCACCTTCACCACCTTCCAGATCTACGCGGAAATTACCTGCATCCAGGTTAACTGCTGGTTCTTCCATGTCCTGTATTCCCTGCTCTGCCTTTAAACGGGCAACTTCCTCTTCCTTGCAATGATCATCCAGTGTATCACCGTACAGTTCTTCTACGCACCGCTCAATGCTCATAATGCCGCCCTGTTTAGCCTTGGCAACTGTTTCTACCTGGCTTTCAAATGACGGATTCGCATACTCTCCAAACGGAATATTGACCTTTACTTCTTCAATGCCCTTATTGTGCAAAATATTATCTGCATTGATACACATTGAAACAACTCCCGGAAGGGTTTCCTGCAGTGCCTTTACGATTGCATTTCTGGTATACAATGTAGTCTTTTCTTTTTCTCTCTGTGCTTCTGCATTATCCAGTTTCTTTACATCGATTCCCAATGTCGATGGGCTGATTACGCCCTGCAGGCACAGATCCAGAGCTGTTATATACGATGCCATGTAGCTGTCATGTGGAATAGTCGGCTGATCAGTGATGACCTGATTCTTCTGACCTTCTCGCATATCCCCGTCTGCTGCAAAGTAACGATTGTCGAATGGGTTCGGTTTTATCAGCATTCCTGTTTCCGGATCATGTGGCACCAGACATTCTGGAATATAGGTCTTTGCTCTGCCGGCTCTCAGTGCATCCATCCACTGGGACCATGTTTCATCCAGTGAATCATAGCTGTCGAGCTTGCCATCAAATATACTGCCGCCTCTGCCCTCATATCGGGCTGATTCATAGATCATGAATGGTTCTGCAAGCATGATTGATTCATCAAATGTGATATCTGTCAGATTTTCAGTTGCTTTGATAGACTTGATATCAACTAGCTTGTTATCCAGATACAGTTCATTGATGATGTAGCCATATCCATAACGCTCATTCAGGACGTACACTTTGCCCTTTTCTTTGTATGGTGTCTTGAACACAATCTCCCGGATCCGGTCTCTCTGGTAAACGAATTCAACTCTTTCGCCCGGATACCATTCCAGAATCGGATATTCACTAATCGTAGTATCTATAGCAACTTTAAAAGCGCCATCTCCGATAAACAGTGTTTCTTTGAGGGCGCTTTCAATCTTTTTATAAAACTTATTGTCTTCCTCAATCTCTTTCCACAACTGTTCCTGTGCCGGCTGTTCGAATTCAAATTCGTTCATATCCGGAAGAACAGCAAAAGAAAGCACTTTAACTATCAGTCCTGGAAGACCTGTGTGGATCTTACGCATATCCATGCCTGGAGTTGATCTGCTGGCCCAGAACTTGTGTTTATCTGCAAATTCTGCATTCTGCTGATAGATCTGCTCAAGCTCATTGCCGTCGCCTCTGTACCAGATACGATTCAGAATCGCATGTCCTTCAAAATCCATCATCTCATTAACCTGGAAGTTAAAGGGATTTGCCGGAAGAACATTCAACCAGCTCCTGACAGTCTTTTTTATGTTTTCATTTAATCTTTCCATCCATTTCACCTTTTCTGTTCCTCCACCTCAAATCCAATCATATTCCGGAATGGAATCCAGCCATACTGCTGTGAGTTGATCGTATGGTCGTTTTTATCTTCCGGAACGTCTTTCTCATCATCCCAGGAATATTTCTCCATCTCAGAGATATGATTGGTGCATGTATCTAAAACCAGATAGCAGTCCTGCTGGATCCAGCCAAGCTGAAGCTTGATCCTATCCAGTATTGTTACTTTCTTGTATGATTCCACGAAATTATAAAGACAGCTGTGCAGTCGCTTATACTTCCGCAATTCTGTGATTGTTGCTGCATCTGCACAGTCAACAAACGTATCTTTTGCAAATCCCCAGTCTTTGCGGCATCTTTCCAGGAAATCTATAAACTTTACAGCTGTATCTGATGGTGCAAGTGGCTGATCCAGATCTTTGTTGCTGTATACCTTCTCAGCAAGTGTAATCAGCTTCCTGTCTTCCGTAATCCCCTGGAACATCATTGCAATCGTGTCCGGGGACTTGGATGAGTATGAAGTATCAAGTCCGCAAGTAAACTTTTTAAATCTGATCTTTTCTGCTGCCATCTGGGACCTGACCCATTTCTCAGAAACAACATGCTTCTTTCTGAGGAAATTTGGAAATACCAGACCAGTTGCTTTACCTCTCAGCCCCTCAATCTTGTTTTTCCAGATCTTTGTTCCCTTCGGAGTATTCTGTATGATTCTCTGTTTCTTTTCTTCCGGAAGACCGGCATTATCGTCAAAAGAAAAGAACCAATGTACCCATCCGGGTTTTGGTTCTTCTTTCAGCTCGTCTTTGATTTCCTGCGGTGTGCCGTCTTCCCATTCAGGAAGAGGTCTGCTGCAATTGATATATTCCTTGTACACGTCAAGGCTTGGATCATCAGGGTTAAGGGTTGCCATAAGATAATCACAGCGCATAGATGCTTCACGAACAAAATCAATATTCGCTGTATTGACCTCATCGATGTACAGGCATCCGTACTGGCCACCCAGTGCATCCTTCCACTTGCTCTTGTTTCCATAGCCAATCACGAAGATAATCTTGTCTCCGGAAGACGTATGAAACAGGATGTGTGGCATCTTGTATTCTCCGGATCCATTGCCTTTGTATTCTGCCAATATTCCGAAATCATCCAAAATGCCAAGGTCTTTGTTGATGATATTCTTTTCTGCAGTTCCCGTATCATCTGCTGCCAGGATATGCAGTTTCTTTGGTGATTCCGCAACCTTGCACATAAACTTAAACAGCCCGACGGTTGTCTTGCCCGCTGCAGTCGTGCCTTCAAGGAACTCGACCGGTGCATCGCATCTTAGGAATGCTTTATATTTTTCCGAAAGTACCAGACGTTCAGTGCTCACTATCCACCACCACGCATCTGTTCCAGAATGTCATCAAGTTTCTTCTTTTCATCTTCCAATCCGGAAACCTCCAGTCTGTCCCTAAACATTCCAAGATGACGGCCAAGAAGCTCCAGTGCTTTTTCTTTATCATTCAATTTCAGTTCAATACCAAACTTGCCTTCTTTTATTCCGGCAATGGCTTTAATCTGCTGTTCTGTCAGTCCTGCCGTGTCTTTTATGATCACGCATCCGTCTTTTACCTCTGCAAAATCAGTCGCCCTGGCAAAAGCAATGGCTGCCAACTCTTCTAGAACCCTGTCCTGTGTTATTTCTGTGCGTTTCTGGCGGTCCTGCATCCTTTTCTGGATATAATCTGCAACCTTAACATTTCTTAACATTCTTGCTGCAGCTGCTGCCGCTGTTTCATCCTTCTTTACAGACGGATATGCTACCTTGTAAGCCCTTGTGGCATTAAGATCTATCAGGTATGCATCTGCAAATATCTTTTGTTTTTTTGTCACTCAGT